GTAAATTCTAATATACTGAATAAATAACTTAGATGGCTACAAACACTAACACAAACTCCCAAAAAGTAGAAAAGGATACTATAAAAAGAGGTATCGCTGCGTTTATTAGCGCAATTTCTGCAAAAAATTACGCCATTGCGCATAAATATTTAACAGGTGTTGTTAATGAAAAGATAAAAAACAGAATTAACAAAGCAGCCTCCAACCCTCTATTTTAATTATGAATATCGACACATTGTTACCAGAACAAACAAAGAGCCTTCTCACAGAAGAATCTCTTTCAGCGATTAAAAAAGCTTTTGAAGCAAAAGCAGATCTTCTTGTAGAAGCTGCTCTTGTTGAACAAGACGAACTTTACGCCTCGAAGCTCAAGTCACTTATTGCAGCTATTGATAAAGATCACACTGCTAAACTCAAGAGAGTAGTAGAAGCTGTTGATCGTGCTAATGCTAATAAGCTCGTAAAGGTTGTTAAGAAGTATGAGGGTGAAATTAACGACAATGCTGCTAAGTTTAAAGAAACACTTGTTGAGTCCATTTCACAATATCTTGAAGAGTTTATCGATGAAGCTATTCCAGCTCAGTCTATTGAAGAAGCAACAAAGAATAAGACAGCAATGACTGTTCTTTCAAACCTTAGAAAGGTTCTTGCAGTAGATTCTGCTCTCATGAGCGAGTCAATTAAAGACGCAATAATTGATGGTAAAAATCAAAACGACGCTCTTGCACAGGAAGTAGAACAATTGAGAAAAGAAAACGCTGTTTTAAAAGAGTCCTTTGATAAGACACAAGCTGATCTCCTTCTCGAAACTAAGACAGCAAGTCTTCCTGAAAAGAAAAGAGAATATTTAAAGCGTGTTCTTTCTGACAAAACACCAGAGTTTATTCAAGAAAACTTTGACTATACATTAAGACTCTTTGAAAAGAAAGAACAAGAAAATCTCGACATTCTTAAAGAACAAGCTTTCGCGAACCGTAAGGTTAAAGCTGATGCACCTCGCGTAACACAACAACAAAAAGCTGAACCTGCAAATCCTTATATCGCAGAGCTTAAAAGAATGAAATAATTTCCCCCTGAATAATGAGGTGCTAGACACCTGAGTAACATGGAATTTTATTCCGTGAAGGTCGAAGAAAGGAAATAAAGCTAATTATGAATAAACCACAATCATTTATTGACAGAAACAGAGCTGACGCACTTCTTGAGAAGTGGGCACCAGTTCTTGATTATAAGTCAGATTCATGTAAGGAAATTCGTGACGAGCACACACGTCTCAACACTGCAGTTCTCCTTGAGAACCAAGAGCAGTGGTGTATGGAGTCGTCAGTAGCAGGTCAGGGTGGCGCTTTTGGTGCTAACGCTGGCGGTCAATACAACCCACCGGGTTCTATCAACAGCACTGATTCTTATGCAGCAGGCGATGCACGTCTTCCGAAGATTCTTATCCCAATGATTCGTCGTACGTTCCCAGAGCTTATCTCCAACGAAATCGTTGGTGTTCAACCAATGTCCGGTCCAGTCGGTCTTGCTTTCGCTTTACGCTATAAGTATGACACAACAGGTCTTGGCACTGGTGGTATCGACGGTGGCACAAATGCTAACCCACACTACACAGTAGGCAATGCTAATGGCCGTGAGCTTGGTTATCAATACATTGATTCCAGATTCACCGGTACATCATCAGAGCGCCTCTCTGGTGGTGCTGATTGGACATTCGCTGATCAAGACAAGGGTGTTGCTGAAATCCTCAAGAACTTTGAGATTCAAAACAACATTCCTCAGATCAATGTGTCCTTCGAGAAGACAGCTGTTGAAGCTGGTACTCGTAGACTTGGTGCTCGTTGGTCAGTAGAACTTGAACAAGACCTCAAGAACATGAATGGTATCGATATCGATGCTGAGATCACAAACGCTATGTCGTATGAGATCCAAGCTGAGATCGACCGTGAAATGATCATGAGAATGGTTCAAGCTGCTCTTGGTGCTGGTTATGGTCCTGGTTACTCCGTATGGAGCCCAGCATCTGCAGACGGTCGTTGGTTGGTTGAGCGTAATAGAGACTTCTATCAGAAGCTTATCATCGAAGCAAACAGAATCGCTGTTCGTAACAGACGCGGTGCTGCTAACTTCATCGTTGCAACACCACGTGTTTGCGCGATCCTTGAAATGCTTCCTGAGTTCCAATGGGTGCCAGTACAAGGCGATGTATCTACACAACCTGTAGGTATCGCTAAGATTGGTTCTGTTGGTGGAAGATTTAGCGTGTACCGTGATACACGTACCGAAGCTCAGAACTCCACTCTATATGGAGATCAAGGTTACACAGGTCAAACAGCAGGCGTTGAATACGCTCTTCTTGGCTATAAGGGACCAGAGTTCTACGATACAGGTATCATCTACTGTCCTTACATTCCGATTATGGTACAGAGAACCATTGGTCCTAACGACTTCGCTCCACGCGTAGGCTTGCTTACACGTTACGGTGTCGTTGACAACATCTTTGGTGCAAACCTCTACTACCATGTTGTTATTGTTTCAGGGTTAGGTACTGCATTCTCTCCTGCGTCACAAAACGTCTACTTCTAATAGTAGCGTAATGACACAACTATTTTAAATGGCGGGGGCCGAAGACCCCGCCATTTTTTTGTATAAATATATAGCAAAAGCATAAATAATAATATGTCAGTCATTAGTCTTAACAATCAG